GTGCGGAGTGGGTCGGAAATCCCGAACAAATGAATATTTAAAAGAAATTACATTTATTATTTGTAATTACGGATTAAGTAATTACCTTTACAGTCATGAAACAAAACAAAGTTTATCAAATCAGACTGTCCGAAACTTTACTAGGTAAGGCTCACGAGGCGGCAGAAAAGAAGAACACGAAGCTTTCTAAAGCTGTGAAAGAATTTATTAATGAGTTTGTAAAGGAGGGTTCGAAATGCTAAGTAATGATGATAAATTAAAGCTAGATAGGCTGAATAGCGAGTGGACACGTGTAATAAACAATACATGTAACACGATCGGATGTAAAGGCTGCCCGCTTAAAACTTGGGATGAAGATGATAATTATACATGCGTCAGCGGAGACTTGCAAGATGCAATAATGAGTCTAGAAATGAAAGATTTTGATAATGACGAATTAAGGGAGGCTGAATAATGGCGATATTTAGAAAGATTCACACCTCTATGTGGGGTGATAGTTTCTTTAGTGATCTTGATAAAGATAAAAAACTATTCTACATATATCTACTCACTAATGAAAAGACGAAACAGTGCGGTGTTTATGAGATAACTAAAAAGCAGATTGCTTTTGATCTTGGCTATACTATCGATAGAGTATCATTACTGCTTAAATACTTCATTAAACTAAATAAAATAAGATATAACGAGGAAACTTCAGAGCTCGCTTTAAAGAATTGGCTTAAATATAATGCAAGTACATCCCCAAAGGTTTTAGCCTGCATGAATAAAGAGTTTGCGACTGTTAAAGATACTCTATTGATACAGTATGTAAAGGGTATAGGTACTAAATCGCAAGAAGAAGAAGAACAAGAAGAAGAACAAGAAGAAGAACAAGAAGAAGAACAAGAGAAGATTGTTATTGATTTTGATTTCTTCCTTTCAGAGTTTAATAGAATTAAAAAAAAGAAACTAAGAGTAGTTGATAAGAAAGCCAAGGCAAATATCACTTCTAGAATTTCAGAAGGCTACACGGTAGATGATTTAATAATTGCTATTGAAAATTGCAAATCTGATAAATATCATATTGAAAACCCTCATTTCCTGACTCCTGAATTTATCACACGAGAAGACAAGTTTATAAAATATTTTAACTACGAAAAAGGAAGTTCCGCGGGAAATTTCAAACCAAAAGACGATATTAAAAACGCAGGAAAATTTGATCATGATGAAAAGTATTAATGAAATAATCGAACACGAAAAAGAACTTTTGGCATCATCGGCCAATGTTAGAAAATCATTTAATGTTTTTTCTGATTTAAACAGTTGTAAAAATGTTTGGTTTGCCATTGGTAATAGATTGACAAACGGAAGTTATAAAGTAGATGAGAATCTAAAAGAGCCAATCACCGAGATTTTAAAGTGGTGTATTATGGATAAAAGCTTTAAAGGCGATTTACAAAAAGGCTTATTGCTATCTGGTGAAATTGGATGCGGAAAAACTTTGACTCTAAAAATCTTTGTTGAGTTTATGAAGTATGCAAATAAAATTGTCGCTCAATATTCAGCAATTGAGATTGTAGAGATTTTCAAAAGCAAAGAGGGTAAAGATCGTTTATTTGTTTCTCCTTTATTTATTGATGACCTTGGAACTGAGCAAGTAGAAATTAATAATTATGGAACAAAAGAAGCTCCAATTTATGAGATCTTCAACCGAAGATATTTAGACCGTAGATTCCTAATGTTTATCACAACCAACCTTAAACCCTCTCAAATGGAAGAGCGCTATGGGGACAGGGTGAGAGATAGAATAAAAGAAATGTTTAACGTAATGCCAATTAAAGGCGAATCAAGAAGAAAATAAAATGAAACAGAAAATTGAAAGGGCTTTAATAGTTAAAAATGAATGGCTCGATAAAATCTTTAACGAGGGCAAGGTTTGGGAGATGAGGTCTTTTAAGACTAAAATAACAGGTCGCATAGGATTAATTGAATCTGGTACAGGCTTAATCGTTGGCGAAACAACAATTATAGGATGCTTCCCTAATCCTATACCTAAAAAAGAAAGTTTAATTAGATACCATAAAGTTGAAGATCTTAAATTGCTCGATAGGTGGAAATATGCATGGCAATTAAAAGATTCTAAACGATATGATAATCCAATTCCATATAATCACCCACAAGGGGCTGTTGTTTGGGTAAAAATATAGAAAACTGAAATGAAAAACATAAAAGTATCAGAGCTTAAGGTGGGGAATATCTTTGCCGAAAGCTTGCAATTGAAGAATAGGGAAAGTTTCAAAGTTGAAGTGATTATCCGAGAGTCAGTTTTCGCTATTGGGAATAACTCAAAGAAGCAAAAGGAATTTAAAACAGACCAAGAAAAATTAATAATTTTACTTAAAGAATCATAGGATGAGAAAATTAATCGAGCCATTAAATCTACAATCATTAGTTTGTGATAATGAAGAGTGTGATTTTAAAAGAGAATATCAAAGTTTAACACTTGAGCAGATGGGTAATTTTATAAATTGCGCATGTCCTGAGTGCGGCGAGAATCTCTTAACAGAAGATGATTATAATCAATACGTAGCTATGAGAAAAGGAATTGATTTGATAAATAAATGGTTTAGTTGGATATTAATATTTAAAAAGAAAAGACCCGTTGAGAATCACGACACAATTAAAGTTCATTGTCACGATGGAATTAAAATAAGTAAATCTAAAAATCAAAATCATGAGTAAACCGCAATTCAAACTACTAAGAATGCCAGAGCCTGAGCAAACGCCAGGTGTATTATTTTTTCACGATAAATTCCTGTGCGACACACTAGAAGATATTGTAAGAGATCGAAACGCTGACGGAGATTTAGAGGATAAAGACGAAGGTAAGGTTTACGGGGAAACTGCAATCCCTTACGGCACCTATGAGTTAGACGTCACATGGTCTCCAGCATTTGAGAGAAACATGACATTAATTTGCAATGTGCCGCATTTTGAAGGTGTTAGAATACACTGGGGACGAACAATAAGACAATCTGAAGGGTGTTTGTTGGTGGGTGAGTGTGATGGAGTTAACACACTTAAAAACATTGGCATGACTGATAGAATAACCCTGATGGTTAGAGAATTACAAGAAAGAAATGAAAAAGTATTTTTAGAAATTGCAAAACCTTAATTATGTGGAAATCAATATCAATGTTTTTAGGAGGTGCTTTAACTGCGCTATTAATCTATCTTAAGGTTAAAGATCCAGAAGAGATAAACGTATCAGGCGACTACATCGAGAAGCAAAAGAAAACCGATAATACCAAAATTAAAGCAAAGAAGGGTATTTTTGGATTCTTAAAGCGTGATCCCGAGAACAAAGCGGAGCGTAAAAGAAAGCGTGTTTTGAGAAAGTCTAAAAAATAATTACCTTTATAATATAAATAAGTCAAATTAAATCAAATAAAAATGGAATTTTTACAAACGAATTGGATAGAGTTGTTATTTGGTGTTATAGCACTTGCGGAGGTTGTAGTCCGATTAACACCAACAAAGAAGGATGATAGTATTTTAGAATGGGTGATTAAGCTAGTCTCTTTTTTAATCCCAAACCGCAAAGATGGCGGTGGTAAGCATAAATAGTTTTTTATAGTTTCATAATTAGTTTTCATAGATTATTTTTAGGGTTAATTTTTAAGCGAGGGTGGTTCCTCGCTTTTTTTGTGCACATGTTTTAAAACACATGAAAATAACTCTATTATTATTTGATACTATGGATTTTTTATCCGTAATTTGTCATGGACAATGAGAGATAAACCCACTCATTGAAAAATAAACAAAATGATAACTTCAAACGAAACAATCAAAGTAGCAGCTAACCAAAGTAAAAGAACTTTTACTATCCGCAAGTATATTGACGGTAAGTTATTCGCAAAATATAGAACTTACCCAATGTCACAAGAAGAATTTGACAGTGAAGAAATGAACAGTGAAAACGACTGGAAACAATTTTTAAAATCAGACGATTATTATCGAGTTTAAACAAAAAGGGGCTTTAATTAGCCCCACTAAACAAACCAAATGGAAAATCAAGAAATCGTAGAGCAAAGATTAAAAGAGCTATTCCCGAAAAGGAAAGATAGAGCGGAGTTTTTAGGCGTAGACGCCAATGACTCCTACTCAAAGATCGCAACATTCGGCAATAAAATAAAATGGCTTGAAACTAATCTAAAGCCAATGGGATTAATTTTAAAAATAGAAAACGATGAAGAAAGCGAATAATTCACCCAAAAAGAATACCGATGAGCAAATAATAGGCTTAACGGATATTCAAAAGGCTCAGGTAGTTCTAAATAGAGCTAAGGAGCAGCAGAGAGACAAGCAGAACGATCCAAACTACACAGCTCTAATAATTAGGGACGACAACAAAACAAGCCGCTTAAAGTGGATTAAAGCAAATAAGGAGGCAGAAGTATGAAGAAGTTTATAGATAAATGGTGGATGTGCATAGCTGCACTGTTAACATGCGGACTACTAGAGCTCTTAGCTTGGGTGTGATTCCGTAACGTTGGTTGTAAGTGCTGACCGCTTTACCAAACTAGCACTAAAGTTAAACGAATTATAAAACTATAAATAACCGAGCGATGGAAAAAGCTTTAAGAATACTAGATGATGCAATAAAAGCACTGGAAAGTGAAGTAAGAATTTGGACTAAACAAGGAGATTTGGATATAGTAGAAAAGTGTAAAAATGAGATAAAGCAATGCGCTGAAGCTATTGAAAAGTTGCGTGGTGGCGAATGCTCGAACGAGAACAGCGGTTTGCATTTACAACGTGTTAGGCGTAGTTATTTTATAAAGTTAAGAGAAACTACTAAGGCTTACCCTAAAGTAACTTATTATACTGGATTGATTGACGAAATACTTCAAGACACCAAGAAAATGAGAGAGGCTACACTAATGCAAAGCAAGGATATGGCAAAGGCAATATGTACAGAGATAGAGGCATTATTTGATTATACTTGTGAAATCTGCGAGTACTAATTACGCCTAATGGATTAGGCTATGAGTAGTATTTTTAACGACTTAAAAGAACGAAAGATGACAGACCAAGAAATTGAAATAGTAGAAGAATTAGAGAAGCACACTGAGGTAAAAACAATGGCAGATGGTGGGGTAGTGGAGTTTATTGACAGAGCAAAATTTTATGATTTAGCACAAAAGCTAGTTAAAATTATTACTTATGAGCCTGTGCTAGCAACTGGGCTTACTAATGAGCAAATACTTGATGAAGCAGCACGAAGGAAAGCAAATATTGCCTTGCAGTACGAAGATTACAGCCTAGAAACTTGGACAGTTGCAACAAAGCTATTGCCACATAGAAAAGCATATTTGCTTGACGATGACAGTATAAGAAAATTTAGGATAGAATACGAAATGTAGCCTTGTTGCTAACGTATTGGTGTATATTGTCGTAGCTTTTTCAGCTATGCAATATGACACCGTGTTAGTAGCTGGCGGTTTAATTACCCACCACCGCCCGAACGAAGCACTAAAAAAAGAAAAGCGAAGCGTGGGGATTTTATTTTATTAATTTAAAAACTATAGGTATGAAAATTATTGGATTAAGAGTAGAAAAGTATATTGGAAAAGAAGTTTCTGGACATAATTGTGATTTTGAATACAACGATGCTGAATTTGAAAAGCACATAATTTTAGGACTACTTGAAGATAATAGAAAGGTTGAAATTGAATTAACAACCGAAGAAGGAGAATGTGGCTCTGGTTGGTGTACTGCATCTTGGGGTAATCGCAATGTTACTATTGTAGACAAATTTAATGGATACACACATAAGCCAATAAAAGAGCTTATTGTTGATGATGTTAGCATTGAAGCCGAAGATGTAGAGAACGATGTTTTTAGCGTAAATTATAACGGAGGTTGTAATTACTACCCGAGCGGAGGTTATAATGTTAATATGGATTTATTCAAAGCCAATGGAAGAGAAAAAGAACTTAGACCTACTTATGTGTTTATTGGCGAAAGTGGGATAGGTAAAAGCGCATTGGCTTTAAAATTTAACGATGACACTATTGTGTTTGAAACGGATGCTTACGACACTTTACCTGAAAAGATAGTTGCGGATGTTATTGTAGTTGGCAATAAACACAAATACACTATTGACGATATTAAGACAAGAGTAGAAGAAACTGAATTAGTGATGTGTTCTTTTACCCCAATTGCCTGATAAGGCAAAAGCGGGCGGGGCTTTTCTTTTTTTTTGTTCCAATTACGCAGGAACTTTGATACGAGAGCGAACCCCGCTTGCTACTAACACAAAAGGAAGTAGCCGTTCGAAGAATGGCATCTCCTAACTGTTATGCTTTAAAGCATGTGGAAATAATAAACCCAAACTTACATTAATGGAATTCTACGCACAAATAAAAAATCGAAAGATACTGCCTTTGAATGATTCTGATAATGAAGAGGCGCAAAAGCTTAAGGCAAATAAGGATTACAAATTTAAAGTTACAGCTCCAAGGAATTACGAGTTTCACAAAAAGTTCTTTGCTTTAGTCAATCTGGGCTACCAGAATTCAGACAACACTATGAATTTTGAATGATTCAGAGCTTACGTAACAATGCAATCTGGATATTACGAAAAGCATATAACTCCAAAAGGAGAGTTTTACACACCTAAATCGATAAACTTTGCATCAATGGATGAGACGGAATTTGAAAAGCTTTATTCAGCATCTATAAATGTTATTATAAGGATTATCGGATGCACTACTGAGGATATTGAAAATGAATTAATCAATTTCTTTTAAACGTGTTTTATAACACATCTAATTAATTTGCAGCTAAATTAATTAGATATACATTCGTGTATTGTCAATCAAAACAAAATACTATGAAAACACTTATTAAAATACAGGGTGAATTAAAAGCCCCTAAGAATCAAAAAAACTCCTTCGGGAATTACAATTACAGAAGCTGTGAAGATATACTAGAAGCTGTCAAGCCTCTTCTTGTGGCTAATGAGTGCCTTTTAACATTGTCTGATTCAGTGGAAGAGATTTGCGGAATGGCATTCATAAAATCAACTGCTACATTTATACATGGCGATTTCAAGCATGAGGTGACAGCGCACGCCAGACATGCTACTACAAAGAAGGGTATGGACGATAGCCAGATAACAGGGTCTACATCTTCTTATTCTAGAAAATACGCTTTAAATGGATTGTTCTGTATTGATGACACAAAGGATTCTGACGCAACAAATAAACACAATGAAAAGGCTTATACTATTTCTGATGCAATAAAAGAGATTGAGACTTCAGCTAATGTTAAAATGCTTGAGAGTGTTTGGAAAAAAGGCTTAGCGTTTCAGAAAGATACAGCATTTAAAACAGCTACCAATAAGCGCAAAAAAGAATTAGAAAATGTCAAATAGAGCCGATTTTTTAGAAATGAGAGAGCAAGAATCTTTCGAAAACCCTCAGGATTACGAACGCCCTGAGGAAAGAAAGGAGAAATTACCATACAGGCTGGATCTTCACGCGAGGTCTGACGATTATATCGCCGCTATAAAAAGAAGAACTTATAAAGCGCCACTAACGGACGAAGAAAAGTCTAGTATTGAAAAATACTCTACAGAACCAGCGGTATACCCTGATTTTGATTTTCACAAGGATGGACAGCGAGATATGACAGGTCGGTTAATTAACTCTCCTAAGGCTTATGATTTAATACGTAAGACTAGTAAAAGGAAGTGTGATGAATCGGATTACAAAAACTTAAAGGATGGTTTTAAAAGGCTTAAAAGCAAGTCACGAAGTATTTAAAAAGTGTGATAAGTGCGAGTTTGAAACAAATATAAGAATTAGTAACAACTGCCATAATTGTGGCGAAAAACTAAAATAGAATGAACTTCGAAATTTCAGGAAAAGTATTTTTAAAGACAAAGGCTATGATTACGAGGTGTTAAGGCTTCATGAGTCTATGCAGGCTTGAGGCATAACGGCTCGCACAAGAAGCGTTGCCAATTTAATTAATAACTAAATACTTTAAAAATATGATACAGCAACCAAATAAAGATAGAACTACAACACCGCCAAAAGGCAATGATTCTTATGCATTGTTAGGCACAGTTAATTTTTTAGAGCGACATAACTCTGTGATTGTGTGCAATAACAAAAATGAATTAGCTTATGTAATAGCGTGGTGCGATGGGCAAGGCAAACAAGTAGTCGACTATATGAGAATAAAAGATAAATTCCCATATTGCCTAAGTGTAGCTGGTGATATTGTGGGGTGGATTGACAGAATGGATAGAGCAGTTTATTATATAGACTTTATAACCTTTGTAAAGGCGGTGTCTTGATTGTGCCTAACCGGCTTGCGGTATGGTTAGCAAAGCCACCCACACCGCAACCTATGAAATACTAATCTTAATTGGCTTTATTAACTATGACCGCTTGTTGTATGTTGGGCGGTACTAAACAAATTCACAATGAGAAAAATAAAGAAACTAACAACCAACGGAGTGAGTGGGATTAAAATTCACGAGGTAGGCAAAGACAATGTAACAGCCATTAGCGATTTCGGAGTGGATGCCGAACAAAATTATGTATGTGCGTATGGTGTAGATGTAAATGGGGAATTAAAATATAGATACGAGAACGGAGTATATGAGGTTGAGTATTTCGATTAGCCTTACATATAATGTATTGGCGGTATGAAGCGTGCCGAGGTACTACGCTTTAAATTTCACATATAGACTAATAGCATGCTTTATTACCGCTTGTTAGGCGTATGTGCTTTATACAAATATTATGAAACTAGAGAAGGCTAAAGAAATTGCAAGTAAGATTGAACAAATAGAGCGTGAGGAAAAACAGATACAAAGATTCGACAATACTGTTGAATTTTGCAAAATAGAAATAAGAGGCGAAGATGGTGGTGAGCGCGCGTATAGTTTTACGTTGGATCACAATAAAGATCAAGATATTATAGATGCGGTTAGAATTGTAGTTAACCAAAAATTACATGAAAGAAAAGTAAAAATATTGGATGATATAGAAAGCGCATAGCATTACGCCTAACGTTGAGTATATGGCACGTTGCCTTTTTCGGCAATGGGTTATATACATTGTTACCTACTGTATAGGCGTTTTTAAGCAATAACCTAAATTAAAAGCACAAATTTAGTATTTATTTTTTTGAGCGTTGGCAAAATTATTTTGCAAAACTAAAATAATAGTACTATATTTGTATTGTAAATGTATATTAATTAAATAAACTAATAAATGAAAGTAGAAATTATTAAAGCAGAAGATTACGGATTAGAAACTGCAAAAGCAAATGAATTAACCGTAGGTTTAAAAGTAGTAAAAGCAGAACGAGAACTACTTATTAAAGAATTTGAAGAAGTATCTAAATTAGAACTAACTCAAGAAAATTTACCAACTTTTAAAAAACTAAGATTAGCAATAGTAAAAAACAGAACACAAGGAATAGATAAATGGCACAAAACCAATAAAGAGTTTTTCTTGACTGGCGGAAAGTTTGTTGATGCTATTAAGAATAAGGAAAGAGCTATTAACGAACAAATGGAAGAAAAATTAATGGATGCTGAAAAGCATTTTGAAAACTTAGAAAAAGAAAGGATTGCCAAAATACAATCTGAAAGGGTTTCTTTGTTGTCTGAATTTGTAGAAGATGCAAGTGAAAGAGATTTAGCAAATATGGAAGATGATGTTTGGGAATCTTATTTAGCTACAAAAAAACAAGCTCACTTAGATAAAATACAAGCTGAACTGGATGCGGAAAAAGAAAGACAAGCTAAAATACAGGCTGAAAAAGAAGAGCAAGAACGTATAAGAAAAGAGAATGCTAAATTAAAAGCGGAAGCAGAAGAACGTGAAAGGTTGTCTAAAATAGAAGCTGATAAAAGATTAAAAGCTGAAAAAGAAAGATTAGCAAAAGAAGAAGCCGAAAGAAAAGAACGTGAGGAAAAAGAAAAGAAAGAACGTGCTGAATATGAAGCTAAACTAAAAGCTGAACGTGATGCTAAAGAAAAGATTGAGCGAGAAGAACGAATAAAACGTGAAAAACTTGAAGCTGAATTACAAGCTAAAAAGGAAGCAGAGCAAAAGGCAAAAGCAGACGAAGAAAAAAGACTGCAAGACGAACTTAACAAGGGTGATGAAGCTAAGGTTAAAGATTTAATTAACGACCTTGAATTATTAAAAACTAAGTATGCTTTTAAAGCAGTAAAAACACAAAAGATGTATGCAGACGTAGGATTGCTTATTGATAAAGTTACTAACCATATTAAGAAGTAATATGATACCATATCAAATAAGATTACAACCCGAACTTTTAGAAGAAGTTCGGGAATCTTCTAAAAAATATAGTGAAGATAATGTAAATAGAGAGATTAGAGAATTATTGCGAATTGGTTTAAAGCAACGAAAAGATGGAAGGAAAAAATAAATACGGTCGGTTAAGCAATGACTTTAATAAAATGCACGAACTAAGCCTATATTGTAGGTAATGGACAAGAATATGAATTTTAAAAATTTACGGAAATGAAAAAACCATATTACAATTTACATCAAAGGTTACTAATAAGCTTGGATACCGCACAGGGAGCTTTTATGATACTTGAATTAGCTTGGTTAAAGCTATGTAGAGCGTTTATAATTAGCGCAAAACGTAGTAAATTTTTATTATTTATATTTAGTGTTGTGTTTTCGTTTTTGCGCGGTGGCAAGAAGAAGCCTAAACAAACGTGCAAGAACTGCCGATTTAATTGCGAAGATGACCATACGTGCATGAATGACTGTAATGTTGGAAGTTACTACGCTGAAAAAGGATTGAACCGAATTTGCTATGAAGGCGAATTGTGGGAGGGCAAATGAAACACAACACAAAAGGAAGTAGCCGTTCGAAGAATGGCATTTCCTAACTGTTATGCTTTATAACATGTCTTTGGATAGCGAGATTTTGAACAAGCCTCACTATTTTTGTTTTAGTATTAATCCTAATAATAAACCAGATGAGAAAGAAATTGACTAGAGCCCAAATTGATAAGCAAATTTTAGATCATGCAGATGAGATTATCAAATTAATGAAGTTGAAAGGATGGCAGGATGATTCACGCAGTGAAAGCCTAGAAAGCATACAGTTATATGTGTGGCATGATAGTATATCTGTAGAGGCAGTTACTCAAGGCATAAAAACAATAAGACGTAAAAAGAAATAATATGACTGAATTACAGAAAGCGGAGAAGGATTTTATTATGTGGCTTGATAATGTGAATTGTTCAGGTGTTGACGACGTTAGGCATCA